AGGTAATGGGGGTGAGCATGAGTAAGCTATGGGACAAAGCTGTGGAATATTGCCTCACGCACGATGACATTGAGATATTCCTGTTTGTGTGCTGTTGGGCCTTCTTGGGATGGATGATGTTTCATGCCTTTAATGGAATTATGGAGAGGATATACTGCTGATGAACAGGTTTCTGATTGAACACCACCCCGATGCTATCGCTAAGTCATTGTGTGACAAGCACATTGTCAAGATGCCATTGGAAGAAGCACAGATGCTATGCACTAGCGTATGGCATCACCGCCCTGACATTGCAGAGGAGTATGGGTTGTACAAGCCTGTGCATCAGAAGCATCCGTGTACGCTGTGGGCAAAGCGCAATCGTTCCAACTACACATTTGCTTGGCAGTTGTATGACGCAATGTTGAAGGAGTACACTCACAGGTATGGCAAAGTGCATGGTGCATCTAAGCACAGAGAGGTGTTGCTCAACTGCCGACAGTTCATGCCGTGGTCGGCTGCTGGTGGCCTGACGCCACACCCGCAATGCTTCAGTGGACACGATGACTGCAAGACGGACGAGGCGTGGCCGATTGAAGCGTATCGTGCCTTCTACAAAGTGGACAAGGCTGCGTTTGCCCGATGGGACAAAGGCGGCAGAGAAATGCCCTACTGGATGAAAGGAGAATGACAATGAATATTGCACATGACGACAGACTAGCTTTACTGAAAGCACACAATGACCTGAAGACTATCCTGCAGACTATCTGGGATTGTCAGGATATCTGGATGTCTGATGTGGGCAAGTTGGAGAGTCTATACTGTGACCTGCACCGCATCCTCAAGTTTGTACCCAAAGAGGACGAAGATGGACATCGTATGACCTACGCAGACTGGGTGCTGGCAGAGGAGGATGAAGACTGATGTTTGCAGAAGCACTCGTATGCCTTGCACTCAACGTGTATCACGAGGCCCGTGACCAGCCCTTCATTGGGCAGGTTGCGGTGGCCCAAGTGGTGATGAACCGTGTGCGTGATGACAGGTATCCTGATGATGTATGTGATGTGGTCTATCAAGGCCCGACATATTCATGGAAGCCTGACTTCCCTGTCCGTCACCGCTGTCAGTTTAGCTGGTACTGTGACGGCAAGTCAGACAAAACACCTGATGAGGATGCGTGGCAACAAGCCTTGATGATTGCACTGGGTGTACACTCCGGTGAGCTTGATGACTTTGTTGAGGGTGCTACGCACTATCACGCAACCTATGTTCTGCCCGAATGGGCAGAGACTAAGACACCGATTGTACAAATAGGAGAACATGTATTTTATCGGTGGGACTAACTTGACTTTTGGTCAAATATATTATATAACAGAGTATCACTTAACATGGCGAAAGGAGAACTGCTATGCCATTAGATTTTACTGCTGAAGAACTGATCCCCAACAACATCAACTTTCCTGTGGTGTACGAGGACACTCACTTCCACAAGTCCAAGTACGTCATCAACGGCGACACAGGGGAGTACCTTGGCATCGTCGGTAAGAAGTTCAAATGTGCCAGCCACGGTGACTTCTTTACCCGTGCGCACAATGCTGTGTCGGAGCATCTTGGAGAAGAGGTATGTGACAACATGAACCTTAACTTCCGCACTGCCCGTAACAATGCGTGGGTGATGATGGAGATGGTCATGCCTAACGTGCTGCGTAAGATTGTCACAGACAAGCACACGACGACGATTGCACCCCGTCTGATCGCCCTGCACGGCATCGACGGTAGCTGTTCCAATCAGGTGTACTACGGAGCCATCGACTTCTTCTGTACGAATGGTATGATTACTGGTGACTACGATAAGATCAAACGTAAGAACACTACCAACTTTGACTTGGATCGTTTTATCGGTGAACTGGAGAAAACCATGTCTGACTTTGACAACAACGCTGACATGTACCAACAGTGGGCAGAGACAAAGCTGCACACGATTGATATTAGCCAGATGCTCAAGTCTATCATGTCCGAAGAAAAAGCAGAGAAAATGTTCAGCTTGTACAATCACGAGACTGTGACACGTGGCCGCAATGTGTGGGCGTTGTATTCCGCTTTCACCAGCTATGCTAACCCACTCAACGTGGACACTAATGGCTTTGCCCTTCGCCGCACAGGCAATGACACGCAAGCGCAGAGCCTGTGGAAGCGTGAGCAAGAAGTTGTTGGGTGGGTCAATACACCAGAGTTCCGGCAGCTTGTTGCAGCCTAAATAACCAATGGAGGGGGCTTTGGCCCCTTCCTTTTTTATAGGAGTTTACATGCTAGTACAAGATATAATCAACGATTACCTTTCTTCACATGATTTCAGTGCGTTGAGGGACGAAACTCAACAACACTATAAGTATCTCATATACGTTATGGTAAGCACTAATCCAGACAACGAACAGTTTGGCTGGAAAAGTTGTGAAGATGTTACAACACGAATGGCAAAACAATTATATAACAAGTGGTGTGAAAAAGGCATTCCTATGGCTAATCATGTCCTTTCTGTGACACGTATAGTGTTCAACTATGCTGTCCACATGGAAAATTGTCTTGTCAACCCATTTAGTGCGGTAAAAAAGCGCACCACACAGCGTCGGAAAACCGTCTGGACGAGAGAACAGGTGCGTCATTTTCTTGACACGGCATATTCTGACTTCAATACCAGAAATATTGGTCTTATAGCACACATGGCATACGAATGGTGCCAAAGATTGGGCGATATTAGGCTACTAAAATGGGAAAACCTAGATTTAAACAAAAAAATGGTCTACATAGAGCAGTCAAAGCGTCGTGCAGAGGTGTTTTTGCCCATGTCAGATGATTTACACGAGATGTTAGTGCAGCAGCAAGAAGATTTTGGGTTTCAACCCTACGTTGCCCCTTCAATCAAACCAAAGAACGGCAACTACTATCCTTACAGCTTGCAGCATCTTCCACGTATGGCTAGACGTGTCATGGACAGTGCAGAACTGCCAAAAGAACTGCGACTATCTGACCTGCGGCGCACTGGTACAACAGAAATGGTAGAGGCAGGTGTGTCTATGGGCAATATTATGTCGGTTACAGGACATGCTAATCCACAAAGTGTAAAACCGTACATGAAAAATACACTTGCCAGTGCAGATTTAGCCTTGACGGCTAGGCAAAATCATGGTAGATGAATATCGTCATTGCCCAACGGACTATATATAAACATATATAATAGGTGATAACATGGATATTAGATATTTTGTAGAAGACTTAGATATACCATCAGGTGAATCTCGTAGGCTTAATTGTCCTGTCTGTAAGTCGTACAAAACATTTACAGCTACAAATAACATGGGGTCACTGTTGTGGAATTGTTACAAGGCATCTTGTAGCGTTAGTGGTTCTGTACGTGTCAAGCTAAGTGTAGATGATATACGTAGGATGAAAAGTGTTAGGGCAGAGCCTGATCCTTTTGTACTTCCTGAATATATTGTTCCTCACGATGACCGTAGGGATGTTGTGGAATTTGCAGATCAATGGGGGTTTGATGAAGATCATCTCATGTACGATGTAAAGGATCATCGTGCTGTGTTTGTTTGTTATGACAATCACGTTCCTGTGGATGCGGTAGGGCGTTCACTTGGGCGAAGACTACCCAAATGGAAAAGGTACGGAAATAGTGGGTTGCCTTTTACACATGGTTGTGGTAATGTCGCCGTGGTTGTTGAGGACTGTGTGAGTGCAGTCGTTGTTGGTGAATGCAAATCCTTTGTCGGGGTTGCGATATTAGGTACATCATTATCTGAATCGCATAAGGGATACCTTGCACAGTTCTCAACTGCCGTTATGGCACTAGACCCCGATGCCCTGCCAAAGACTTTGCAATACGCAAAGGAGTTGCGTGGATATGTACAAAATGTAAAAGTTCTACGTTTGGACTATGATCTCAAGTATCGTAACCCGACAGATATGGAGAAGCTAAATGGAATTATCAATAATTAGGAGCCTGATGGACAAGGAGTTCTACGACAATCACCGTGGAGCAAAATGCCCTGACAGGCTTTTCAATGCAGAAAACAGAAAGATCAAAAAGACTATTGATGTCTGCATGGATCGTTACAGCAGGTCTGTTACACCAGAGGAAGTGGAGGCATTGTTTCTTTCAAGTAATCCCACACTCACACCGTCACAGAAGATGGCGTTTGGTGGCTTGTTTGGGCAGATCAAGAAAGAAGCCCCGATGGGCAGTGATGTGGCACAAGAGGTGTTGTCAAAGCTGTTTCAGCAGGTTGTAGGCACCGACATCGCTGAGTTAGGGTTTGAGTACGTAAACGGTGATCAGGGCAGTCTGGAGTCTCTGAGGCGTCTTCTAGAGCAATACAATGATGACTTCCTACCTGACATGAATGTGGAGTGGGACGATATGGATATTGATACACTTCTTGCTAAGAATGATCTTGAAGCACGTTGGACGTTTAATATTCCCACGCTTGCTGGGCATGTAGAGGGCGTCAATGCTGGTCACTTGATTGAGATAGGTGCCAGACCCAACACAGGTAAAACATCGTTCCATGCCAGCCTGATTGCTAGTCCCAATGGAATGGCAGCGCAGGGTGCAAACTGTATCATCCTGTGTAATGAGGAAGGCAGTCACCGTGTGGGCGCACGATACCTAACGGCTGCTACAGGCATGACCATGCGTGAGATAAAAAAGAATCCTAGCAAGGCACGTGATCTGTATCAGCCTATCAAGGAACGCATCAGGATAAAGGATGCTACAGGTCGAGACATGTCATGGGTTGAGTCTGTTTGTAAGACATACAAGCCAGATGTCATCCTGTTAGACATGGGAGATAAGTTTGCCAGACAGGGTGGGTTCGCTCGTCCTGACGAAGCACTCAAGGCGAATGCAATCCATGCACGTATGATTGCAAAGCAGTATGACTGTGCCGTGTTTTATATGTCCCAGCTATCGGCAGAGGCAGAGGGTAAAGTTATTCTTAATCAAGCTATGATGGAAGGGTCACGCACAGGCAAAGCAGCAGAGGCTGATCTGATGATTCTGATTGCAAAGAACCCAGCAAAACAAGACGACGATCCAAACGTAGAGGACTTACAGCGTCACCTCAACATAGTCAAGAATAAGTTAAGTGGCTGGCACGGCGTTGTCCATTGTGAGTTAGACTATCGTACAGGAAGGTATATGGTATAATGCAGGGCGAACTCTTTACATTCTCAAAAGAGGATATTGTTGAGGGGTTGGAGTGTAATAATTGTGGTGAACTACAGCCCATCAGTCAGTTTCAGCATATGGAATCAGGAGAAATAAAAAGAAAATGTAGAACGTGTAGCCGTAATCAAGCACAGTTAGTTAAACGATTGAAGCAGGAAAACCCATATCCCGATGAAAATTATGCTTGCCCTATATGCGACAGGAAAATGGAAGAGATAGCTAGGAAGGGACAACGACGATTGCAAAATTGGGTTCTTGATCACTGCCACGAAACAGAAACATTTCGCGGTTGGGTTTGCCATCATTGCAATACGGGTCTTGGTGCGTTTAAAGATTCACTTGACAGAGTGAGACGTGCTGTGTTATATCTGCAACAACATGAGGAGAGAGATAATGAAATACATTCTAGCACAAGACTATGATGAAGAATGCTTTGACTATGATGGGTTTGGTGACTATATAAAAACATCCACATCATACACAAAGATGGGTACAAAAAAAGAGATACTAGCATATCTTAAAAAGAATATATACTACGAAGACAGGAAAACAAAACCGAATTTTAGTAGCATAAAAAAATATTGTGACGCATTTGGTTTTAGGATTTACAAGATAGAGAGACAGAAATGAAATTAACACTTGATGTAGAAAATACGGTGACACACCGGGACGGTAAGATGCACCTTGATCCGTTTGAGCCTACTAACTCACTTGTAATGGTTGGTATGCTAACAGACCAAGGCCAGTGCCTGACGTTCCCATTTGACCACGCTGACCGTCCCAATCAGGAAGACTACTACGAGCGTGTACAAATGATGCTGGATGAAGCTACCATTTTGATATGCCACAATGCCCCTCACGATCTTGTGTGGTTGTGGGAGTCTGGCTTCAAGTATGATGGCCCTGTGTTTGACACAATGCTGGCAGAGTATGTTATGCAGCGTGGACAGAAAGAACCACTGTCTCTTGATGCATGTGCGCAACGCTATGAACTAAGTTGGCAGAAGCAGGACACGCTTAAAGAATATTTCAAACAGGGTGTAAGCACCAGAGACATACCGTACAATGAACTGACGGAGTATCTTGTGGCTGACCTTCATGCGACACAGGAGTTGTCTGACAGGCAGTATGCAAAGCTACTGAGCAAAGAGTATGCAGGTCTGATGGATACTGTTGTACTGTCCAATCAAGTTGCTGTCGTGCTGGCTAAGATTTACCAGCGTGGGTTTGAGGTTGATGAAACAGTTTTGAATGAGGTTCGTGAAGAATTTGAATCTGAAAAACGCAAACTCAATGGAGAACTAAAGCGTATGGTGCAGCATCTGATGGGGCATCGTCACGTTAACTTAAATAGTCCAGAGCAATTGTCTCAAGTTATCTATAGTCGTAAGCCTATTGACAAAGCAATGTGGCAAAACAACTTTGATCCATACATGTCCAAGCAAGAATATAAATCTGTTATGAAAGAAAACAGTGAGGTTGTTTATCGTAAAGAGCCACGACAGTGTACAGTGTGTAAAGGAAAGGGACAGGTCTTTCGCATAAAGAAAGATGGCAACAAGTATGCACGGCCTAACAGTTGCAAAGATTGTGATGGATTTGGTTATGTGTTTATAGAATCTGATCGTATCGCTGGCCTACGGTTTACTGCACCAGATGCAAAGTGGGTCAGTGCTAATGGCTTTACTACTAGCAAAGGTAACTTAGACATCCTTGAGAGTTTTGCTCGTCAGAATGACATGCACGATGCAATCCTATTCTTAAGCAAGGTAAAGCGTTTGAGTGCGCTAGACACTTATCTATCGTCTTTTGTAGAAGGAATAAAAACACACATTAAAGATGACGGTAAACTGCATGTCCGTCTACTACAGCACCGCACAGCTACTGGTCGCTTCTCTGGTGCTGATCCAAACATGCAGAACATGCCACGTGGTGGAACATTCCCTGTGAAGAAAGTGTTCGTATCACGGTGGGAAGGCGGCAAGATTATGGAAGCTGACTTTGCACAGTTGGAGTTCAGGGCTGCTGCTTTCTTATCTCAAGATGGAGTTGCTATTGATGAAGTATCTACTGGGTTTGATGTACACAGTTACACCGCTAAAGTTATTACCGATGCTGGTCAGCCTACGGATAGGCAGACTGCGAAAGCGCACACGTTTGCGCCCCTCTACGGTGCCACAGGATACGGTAGAACAGCGGCAGAGGCAGAATACTACACACACTTCACGGAGAAGTATAAAGGCATCGCAGATTGGCATTCCCGATTGGCTAAAGAGGCTCTAACAACTAAGATGATAACAACGCCATCAGGCCGACAGTATGCTTTTCCTAATGTTGTAAGAAAAATGAACGGGACTGTATCTTATTTTACGCAGATAAAGAATTATCCAGTGCAGGGATTTGCAACTGCTGACATCGTTCCCGTTGTTCTTATTGAAATAGAAAAGAGACTATCCGATATGAATAGCTGCATTGTAAACACTGTGCATGATTCGGTTGTCATTGATATACATCCTGATGAAGAGGCACAAGTATTGTGGCACATCAATGATGTTAATAACAATCTTACAGAGTTGATAAACAACTCTTTTAGAGTCAATCTAAATGTTCCTATGCTTTTAGAAGCAAAAATAGGTCCGAATTGGCTTGACACAAAGGACGTAGCGTGATATAACTACGGCTCTTGAATGAGAAAGGAGTAATACATGAGTGAACTAACGACTATTAATACTGGTAATTACGCTGCAATGGCAAAGATGATGGGCATCGTCGATGATGGTAAGTCTAATAAAAAGACTAACACTCTCAATCGTCTGCGCATTTGGCATCAACCAGTTATGGGGCAAGCAGAGGTCAATGGTAGGCTGACTAATGTAGAAACTATTGAGGGAGGCATGTTCCGTCTTGAAATTATTGACGGAGACACATCCCAATTTGCATATAGCAAGACCATTACCATGCGGCCTTTTATGCAGAGGTTTATGTATCGTAGGTATATAGCAAATAAAAACCCAAAGCCAAATGAGCCAAAGGGTAGCTTCCATCGCACGATCATGTCAGACACACTAAACATTGACCTGAAAGACAATACAGGTAGGTTTAACTGTGGCAAACCATCTGGGTACATTGAAGACTTCAAAGCACTGCCGACAGATATGCAGGACTTGATCCGACAGATTAAGCGTGTTCGTGTAGTGTTTGGAGTGGTAACGCTGGACAATCCAGTGGATGCCAACGGAAACGAAATGTCTGAAGTATCAACTCCATTTATCTGGGAGATTGATAACAAGGATGCTTACAAGACTGTGGGTGATCAGTTTGGTGTATTTGCACGGCAGGAAAGGCTACCGCTAATGCATAACATTCTATTCTTTGAGAATGTAAAAAATGATCTTCCTAATGGCAGCAGTTTCTTTACGCCAAAGTGTAAGGCAGATACTTCTGTAACACATGAAATCAAACCAGAGGACGAAGAACTTCTTGTTGGTTTCTTGGAGTGGGTGAAAAACTTTAATGACTACATATGTAAAGAGTGGGACGAGAAAGCTACACAGCGTCAAGAAGAAAGCGTTATAGCCATTTCAGAAGACGAAGCAGAACTTGTCGAGGACTTTATTGAAATAGAAAGTGAGGTAGCATAATGAACCATCCCGCTGAACTGGCACTACATAAGTACATGAATGATGCCGCAAAAGGTAAGTCGTCCATGTCAAAAGAAACTATGGACAGAGTTGCCGCAGATATCATTGATGCACTCGCTCGTCAGTTTGGCGAGAGGAATCCAAAAGACTTTAAGTTGCGCATGTCTAATGTTGGCAGACCTACCTGTCAGCTATGGTTTGAAAAGAACAAGCCAGAGGCAGCGCAACCTAAAGCTGGTAACTTCGTGATGAACATGATGCTTGGAGACATCGTTGAAGCTGTCTTCAAGGGTATACTTACAGAAGCAGGAGTAGAGTATGATGATTCAGATAATGTCACGCTTACTCTGTCAGATGGAACAGAGATTAACGGAACGTATGATCTTGTCATTGATGATGCCGTTGACGATGTTAAGTCTGCATCTGATTGGTCGTACCGTCATAAATTTGACTCTTACGAAACCTTATCTAACGGTGATGGTTTTGGCTATATTGGACAACTCGCTGGCTACGCTAAAGCATCAGGTAAACGTGCTGGTGGTTGGTGGGTAGTAAACAAGTCTAACGGAAAATTTAAATATGTTCCTGCTACGGGTATTGACATTGACAAGGAGGTAAACCACATTGAAGAAACTGTACAGACTGTGCAAGCAAACGAATTTAAGCGTTGCTTTGAACCTGAAGAAGAGTTCTTTTACAAAAAGCCTACGGGTAATTTCGTTTTGAATAAAAACTGCACGTTCTGTGATTTTAAAAATGCTTGCTGGCCTAATCTTATTGAAGCGCCACAGGTAAAATCAAAGGCACAGTACCCTAAACTTGTACAGTATGTAGAACTATTAGAGGAGTATAAGAATGGATGAAAAACTTGAACTTGAGGCTCTCACAGAAGAGATCAAAATTACTGAACAGAAACTTGGCGACTTGCGTAAGGAATATCGTGAGCGCAAAACTGCGGGACTTCGTGCGGCTATTGAGGCTCGTAAAGAAGCGGACGCATTGATCCGTGAAGAGATGCAGTCTCTTGGATATCAATCGCCGTTTATCTCGTGGCGTAATGTAGGTAACATTGCCTAACTACACAGCCTTTCGTGCAGCACGTAAGTACGGGTATCGTAGCGGACTAGAGCATAAGCTGTCCGTATATCTTGATGAACTCAAAATACAATATGTATACGAGAAGTTAAAGATTGAATGGGAAGACCTTGCGTATAGAACGTATACACCTGACTTCGTGCTGTACAACGGAATCATAATAGAAACAAAAGGCATGTTTACAGCCGCTGACAGGAGAAAGCATCTCGCTATAAAAAAACAACATCCACAGCTTGACATAAGGTTTGTGTTTGAAAACAGCAAACGTAAGTTGCGAAAAGGTGCAAAGTCTACATATGGAGAATGGTGCATAAAGTATAACTTCCGGTATTATGATAGGATCATCCCAGAAGATTGGTTAAAAGAAAAAGGAAAGAATAAGTATCCAAAGTTTATAAAATTTAGTGGAACCAAAGTAAAAAGGAGATAGCCATGAAAATTACCAGAAGAATTGATCCAAAATCATTTTGTATACAACTAAAGCCCGTGGTTGATGAAGATTTTGTATGGACAGGCGAGTTAGAAGTCAGCATTATTACAGATGAACACAATCCTCTTGAACGAGAAAGTTATTTGCATATGAAACATCTAAGTGATATTGTTGCCTGCTCCGTGGCCTATATGGAAAAGAATCCCCATATGATAAAAGAAATAGAAAAGTTTATTGAAGAGCCAGACGAAGACGATCTAAACATTGACTTTGAGCCAGAAATAGAGTATACAGAAAGCAATATAGTAAAGCTAAACTTCAAGAGTAGAACGAAAGGTAATGCATAATGCGACATGAACAGTTTATGAAAGAGGCTGCTAAAAAGGCAGATATGGTAAACAGCCCTCCGCACTACAATAAAGCGGGTATAGAGTGCATTGACGCTATTCGCGCAGCCACAGAGGAAGGTTACGAGTATTACCTGCAAGGCAACATTATAAAGTATCTATGGCGTTACCGCTATAAGAATGGAACAGAAGACCTGAAGAAAGCACAGTGGTATTTGGGAAAACTGATAGAGGAAGTAGAAGGCTGCTACGATGAAAGTTAAGGTATATCTTACAATAGATATTGATCCCGAAGAATATCCTGTACCTGCTGACGAGGATGTTGGCACAGAAATAGAAGACAGCATACGTGAATACTTTTATGATATTGACGGCGCTGACATACGGCATATGAAAACAATAACGGAGTGACGATATGAACAATTACTTGCCAACGGACTATCAAAATTTTATTGCTCTTTCCCGGTATGCCCGTTGGAAAGATGATGAACAACGTCGTGAGACTTGGAGTGAAACAGTCGAGCGATACTTTGATTATATGGAAAAACACCTTGGACAGAAGCATAACTATGCCCTGTCAGATGAACTACGCGCAGAACTTGAAGAAGCTGTGCTTAACCAAGACATCATGCCAAGCATGAGAGCGTTGATGACTGCCGGTCCCGCACTGGATAGATGCCATGTTGGTGGTTACAATTGCTCCTATGTACCAGTGGATAGTCCTCGTGCCTTTGACGAGACAATGTATATCCTCATGTGTGGCACTGGTGTAGGCTTTTCTGTGGAGCGTCACCACACAGAGAAGCTGCCTGTCGTCAACGAAGATATGCATACCACCGATACGGTTATCAAAGTTGGCGACTCTCGTCCGGGCTGGGCCAAATCCCTGCGGGAACTAATCTCGCTTTTGTACGCAGGGCAAGTACCACAATGGGACACGTCAGAGGTTCGTCCTGCTGGCGCACGTCTCAAGACCTTCGGTGGTCGTGCGAGTGGCCCAGCCCCACTTGAGGAACTGTTTCAGTTTACAGTTGATATGTTCAAGAAGGCATCAGGCCGTGGGCTGTTTCCCATTGAATGCCACGATTTGATGTGCAAGATTGGTGAGGTTGTCGTCGTTGGGGGTGTTAGGCGAAGCGCACTCATCAGTCTATCTAACCTGAACGATGACCAAATGCGTCATGCTAAGTCAGGTCAGTGGTGGGAAGGTGAGGGGCAACGTGCGCTTGCAAACAACAGCGTTGCCTACAAAGGCAAGCCAGAGATGGGTACATTCATGCGTGAGTGGGTATCCTTGTATGAAAGCAAGTCTGGTGAGCGTGGTATCTTCAACCGCAAAGCAGCAAAAGAACAAGCTGCTAAAAATGGACGTCGTGATGCAGATCAAGACTTTGGCTGCAATCCATGTAGTGAAATTATCTTACGCCCGTATCAGTTCTGTAATCTGTCAGAGGTTGTTGTTCGTGCATCAGACACGCAACAAACACTTACTGAGAAGGTTCGTCTTGCTACTATTCTTGGCACATTCCAATCTACACTAACAGATTTCAAGTATCTTCGTAATGTGTGGAAAAAGAATACGGAAGAAGAACGATTGCTTGGAGTGTCGCTAACAGGCATCATGGACAACGCCATGATGTCGGGTAAATCTGCACATCTTGGTATGAACATAGGCGCTACGCTAAACGCACTAAAGGAACAGGCCATCGTTACTAACGCCGCTATAGCAGAACAGCTTGGTATCCCACAGTCAGCAGCGATTACATGTGTCAAGCCGTCTGGAACAGTCTCACAGCTTGTAGACAGTGCCTCTGGCATCCACGCTCGTCACAATCCGTACTACGTTCGTACAGTACGTGGCGACAACAAAGACCCGCTGACGCAATTTATGATCAGTGCCGGTGTGCCGTCTGAGCCTGATGTAATGAAGCCTGATAGCACAACAGTGTTTAGCTTCCCGATGAAGTCTCCACATGGAGCAGTTACCCGGTTCGACATGTCTGCCATTGAGCAGCTTGAACTGTGGCTCCTGTATCAGCGGCACTGGTGTGAACACAAGCCCTCTGTCACCATCTCTGTCAAAGAGCATGAGTGGATGGAAGTAGGATCATGGGTGTATGATCACTTTGATGAAGTGTCTGGTATTAGCTTCTTACCTTTCAGTGAGCATACATATAAACAGGCACCTTATCAAGATTGTACAGTAGAAGAGTACGGTGAGATGCTAAATAAAATGCCAAAGTCTATAGATTGGACATGGCTACAAGACTATGAAAAAGAGGACACCACTTCTGGTGGTCGTGAATTAGCTTGCACCGCAGATGCCTGTGAAGTGGTTGATTTGAACGCAGCATGATTGAAGGTTCTGACATGCCTAACTGGTGGCAGTGGTGGCTTTTGTTTGCCATCACTGTCAATACCGCAATAAACGTGGTCGTATTCTTCAAGCATAGATTTAGACAGCGAAAGGAGTTGACACATGGATAAAAATAAGCTAGTGTGGAAGCAAGGTGATGGGTGGATTCAATACAATCCTCCACGTCACCATCCTTGTTACGAAGAGTGGATGAAAAAACGAAAGGAGAAAGAGAATGAGAACAAAAATGATTAATGTGCTAAAAAATCATGCACAGTCTAACATTCATCTTCATATGATGAATATTGAAGCGTATCTAAAAAATCCAGCGGGTATCGGAGAACATTCTGATATTATGGAAGCAATGCAAGGTGAGTTAGATAAGATGGCTGTGCATGAAGATAGACTTGCAATTCTCAAAAACTGGCCCGAAGGAGACTAAAATGAAACAACCTATTGTCAATGAGAAGCTGCTCAAAAACTTTGAAGACGGCTACGCAGCATTTAGTCATGTGGCTCTACGGGGAAAGTTTTTCCATCAAGTTGCAAATCCAATAAGCAAGAAGAACGCTACTGGACGCCGTGAGTGGCAGAGAGGTTGGAATACTGCATACTTTGAGAATTTGGAGAAACTAAATGGACTTAGAGCAAGAAGCTAAACAGTGGATGAAGGAAAAATATATGTTTGGTATAACTGGGACAGCCTATCAAATAGCAGCATGTGATACTGCCATCTTCCCAAAGAACAAGGCTATGGAGTATCTTACTCTTGGTCTTACAGGAGAAGCAGGAGAGATCGCTAACAAGGTCAAGAAGTTTATACGCGACGGCGCACCACCCGATGAGTACGAAGCCAAGAAGATACAGATTGCCTACGAGATTGGCGACGTTATGTGGTACTGTGCTGTGCTTGCCGAAGAACTTGGAATGGACCTTGGACACATTATGGAAAAGAACTTGGAGAAGTTGGCCGACAGAAAGAAACGTGGTACTCTGGCAGGTTCAGGTGATAACCGATAAAGAAAAGGGGGCAATTAAGCCCCCCTTTTTTATTTGAAGAATGGTAATGACATTTTTCTACCTAGAGAAGATTTTACGTAGTCATAATCTCTCTCAAAACGAGCGTGGATGTCTGGTTCACTGCTTCTCATATCTTCCAAGATAGCAAATGCCCTTACAAAAGCACCATCGTCTGCCAAATCTCCTGTTATTTCTTCAGAGGTATCCGCAGTCCATCCTTGCTTGCGTAGTATGTCTCTGTATCTATGATTAAGTATTTGTCTATCTTTTCTACTTAAATTATAGAACATGGCACGATGAATGCGGTTCACTTCTTCATCTGATGTCGCTCTATTGGGGTCTAATACCATTGCCCTAGCTTTTGTCTGAAATTCTGACAATCTGTTATCAAGCGCAATGCGCTTTTCAACATCAGACATTCCACTATTAAGATATGTATCGGACTGTATGTAAGAGGCAATCTCTCGCTCTACATATTTTCCCATAATTCCTCTTGCTTCGTTTGTAAAGGGCTTGTCCATCCTAATTCTTTTTGGTGTTATTTCAACAAAATCAAAACGAAGACGACTAAGTTCTCTCTCAACAGCGGTTCGTTCTTGTTGCTCTGTTAAGCCTGTAAGCTGCTTCAGTATGGGATTAACAACATCAATACCCGTGCTTCTCGTGGGTATCTGCGTATATCCCTCCCTCTCTGGACCTAAACCTGTATAATATCCAAAGGGAGTGTATAAACCGTCAAGGTTTTTATCATACGTTTGTGGGAAAGAACGTGTCGCCTGTTTCATAAAGTATCCCATCAGGCTAACATCTGTGTTGTCTGGAACTTTTCTAAAATCAGGATCGACTGTAGCAACCATATCTTTTATGACGCCAGCGCCCACAGTTGTTGAGTTTACCAAGTCACCTACAAACTCCACAAAGTTTTCCGAAATATTTTCCATTGTGTCGCCAGAGTCAAGTCCATTAAGGGCGATATCAACACCCGCATCAATAATGTTTGCACCTGTACCAGCCCGTCCTAATCCTCCTGTCAAAGCGAATACTAAATCTCGTGGAGAAGTGGTAATGCCTTTCGCAACGTCTGGATTTTGCGGAGTGAACATATATGTTTCTTCGTCAAGGTGGGGCATCATGCGATATAGAACATCTGCTACAGCAGCAAACATTGCGAAAGGACCAAGTGAAGCACGAGCGTCAAAGAAACCTGTGCCGCCTACTCCAGTTGCCTGTGCAAAATACCCTTGATCTGGCTCTGGATAATTATATTCAAACGCACCTGTAGATTCATCACCCAGATTTGCCCTCATTTGCAGGAAAGCAAACAGAGTTGCGCCACCCGTAATCTGTTTTCCAAAACTATCGGCATCAAGTTTTAACTTATTGTATGTTCCTTTCTTGCCGGGTTTATTTAAAATACCGCCCATATTTACCATGCCTAACACTGGCATATGTTCGTACCAAAATCTAAGTTGATTTACAAGGTAACGGGGGAAGGGAACTGCTGCCGACAGGCCCGGAGTGCTAAACACTTTAATTGTTGTGTCAAATATATCATTGGCGATACCCTCTCTACCTTTAAACCTACCAGTTTGATAAGTAAATTCAAGGGCTTCATTTGCCGCTTCTGCAATTAGCTTATTGTCTATTAGCGGAAACTTACCTTCTTTCAACACAGTTTCTAGGGATTCACCTGTTTGTGTAAAGATAAGCCTGTCCAATTCACGGCTAAAAATAGCGCGTTTGAACATGTTATCACTCATTGTGTTCAAGCCGTTGAGCCAACGAGCCGTAGCTACCAGACCACCATCTGCGTCTGTAAAGCTGCCAATGTCTCCCATTTCTTTAAATAGTTCTTTTGCTACAGCATTGTTTCCAAGTTCTGTGTCTTTTAAAAGTCGCACGGCAGCATCTGTGGTAACACTAGTAGTGTTTAACCACAGGTCTTTCATCATCATAGACTGTGCGCCTGTACGCAATTGCGCTACACCTGCCCGGACAGCCCTACCTGCTTCTTCTCTGGCAATAGTGTCAAAAATACCCACCGTTGATAACTTCGCACCGCCAGCAACAACACGAGCAACGCCAGCACCCAAATTGTCTAGACCGTACACATAGTTACGCATGTAACCATTAGTTGTGTTACGTGCAGTTGTAGCAAACTGAATTGTCATAAGACCAATTCTAGCTTTGTCTAGGTGCCTTACGCCCTTCCCGACTACACCCAGAATGTCCACACCAGTTTCTTCATTTAGTCTGCGTTTGGCAGTTGATGTGAAGCTGCCCATGTCAAGTAGCTTTGCATCAAGTTCATGCATGGTTTTGAGCATTTGTTTAGATGCTTCTTTTGATATGCGTCCCTGCGAACCAAGTATTCTACCAGCACGAGACACTTCTTCTGCGTACAGATAACCAAGCTGTTCTATCGTGATGTTATGTTCTTTAAGAACACGGGCGAACTCTTCAGTCTTCAGTTCACCGCCAAGCAACCCACGCTCAATGCGAGACGTGAAGCGTTCTTCTAAATCTTCTTTACTGCCTTTAGCCAAACGCTTACCAGCATCAGCACCCTCTTCTATAAGGCGTGGTGGTATCATGCTGTACACCCTAGCGCCAGCAGCGGAGATGTTTGCAATTATTGTTTCGTCAAGTCCTGCGGGAATTTGACCCTTTGCTATTCTCTCTTCACGTAGTTTTTTTCCTTTAGCTAGGTCTTCCGGTATGGTCTCTGATAGAGATTTCTTGTTTAAATCCTCTTGAAAGTCTCTTGCTAGTTTTCCAGCGGCAGTATCTGAATCTAGCACCTCTTTTGAGTAGACGCCAAATGCTTCCTCATGGGCTTTCTTTGACATCTTTTTAGTTTCTAGCAGTATTTTCTCCCCGCCAAAAGCACTCAACTCACGCTTTACACCGGCTGCGGTGGAAAGACCAAAGCTAGGCACCGTAGCCAACGCAGTTGACAAACCAATATTACCAAGGTCCATTTCTTTTTGTTGATCTGTATCTACACGGATTTTTTCTTGTGCAGCTACTGTTGCTGCTGTCGCTGGTGCATCAATGAGTGCCGTTTGCAATGCTGCTCTTTTCAATGACGGCGCTAATGCTTGTCGTATACCAAACTTTATTCCCTGATTAGCGGCAACAGCACCCGCTTTTCCTGCCCCAAAAGAAAAAAGGCCAGCGTATGTTGACGGTGCAGTAAATACACCGCCAAGATAATCGCCAGCAGCAGCCAGACCTAAATCTGAATCCATCTTGTCAAAAGCCGACATGAGACGGCCCATGCGCTCACGCCCTAAATCATCTGTGCTTTGGGCATAAGCGAGATCACGAAGCGCAGTGACCTCGTTTACATTTTGATACCGAAAGTGTTCCATGAAGGCGTCATAGACATCTTCAGGGTCTTGCAAGTTCTCTGGATCATAACCTTCACGGGCTGTAAGAAACGTAGTCGCATCTATCAAAAAGTCCTGATCAGAAACAAGATTTTCTTTTTCAATTGTTTCAGCTTCATTGTAGAACATTTATTATATACCTAAACGTCTTTTAGCCTCTGGCAGACCGCCCGGAAGAAGACGCATTAGTTCACCAAGAATAGTATCCTTCCTAGAATCTGTGATATTAGTTTGATATTCCGCAACAAGTCGGTCTACAAGGCTATTCATCGCCGGGTCAGGAAGTTTTGGAGCCGTGCCAGTTCCTGTAGTTTTTACTCCAGAAGGGGGGATAAAGAGCGGCGTTTTACTGTTCATATCCACCATCAGTCTAGGAGTGCTAAACATATCTTCAGGATTCTTCTCTTGATAAATTAATGGTTTGTTGTTGGCAATAGCACTTTCAACTGTAAACATTATGTCAGAATAAGACATGCCTTCTAATGCAGCTTTCGCCGCATCATTAGCAAGAAGTCTAGCCACACCCATAATGTTTTTGTATAGTTCAACACTATCTGATGGATCAATAAAGTTACCCTGTCCATCATACGTACCACCAAGACCATTAGTTTGCGAAATGGATACAGCAAACCCTTGAGTAATTCTATCAATCTCTGAATTTGTTAATGCTTTACGATTATCTTGTAGTTGTGCGATAGCACGTGCAAATGTTGCGTCAGCTTTAATTGCGTATGCTTCTTGTATATCTGCTTTTGTTGCATTTTTAGCAGACAGTCTATTTAAAGCAAGCCGCTCAAGACGCTCCGCTTCTGCCTTCGGGTCTGCCAAAGTGCCTAGTTTATATGGCTTAAATTCCATAAGAACTTTTGCTGGGTCTGGAAGATCATCAATGTTTGTTTTATAGCGTGGCGTTCTAATCTGACCAGATATACCTTGTTGCACAAAAGCCTGTCCTCTGTCTTCATCCGAAAAGATAGACATTGTAGGTGCAAGCCCCGCACCAAGTGTAGGCGAAATTCCCTTTGGAGCAAATTCATACGATGCAAGACGTGTAATATGATCAGCAGTAGGCGCAGGTTGATCTCCCGCTCTCGCAACACTGATATATTCAGTTGCTTTACGGCCCCCTGCTACTTGCCCATCATACATCTTCTTAACTAGATTTGCAGCTTCTTCAATTCCATAATTACTTACGTAATACATGACTTGATCCATATTACCATCTAGCTGTGATTTCATAAGGTCTACAGCTTTTTTATTTTCTTGGTATATTTTTTCATACTCTGCAATTTCTGCATCACTTGTAGCAACGCCCCTATCAATAAGAGCATTCAATCTAGTTTTTTCATCTTTTAAATTTTGTCGTAGGCCAACGTCAAGAGATTCAGATATGCCTTCGGCCAATCCCATAAAAAACGTCATTGCACTCTCCTCGACATGAGGCCCATCTGTGGCTCTGGCTCAACAGGCACAGGCATAGGCTCTTCTTCTGCTGGTTCTTCTGACATAAGCGGTTGCTCTGATGACTCGTTCAATGCTCGTGCAACCATGCTGTTAGTGCGATCTGGTTTCTTTTCTTCCATCCCTGTTGTATATTCTACTCCAGCCCTGTCGCCAATGAGCATCATACCTTCAACAAGCACTGGAAGCAAAAGAATACCAACGTCAATGTTGTGTTTACCTTCCATTACACCTGCCAATTGAATAGTGTTAGCAAGTGTAGTCAAAGGTATGCCCATGCGCATAACATCAACTAGCTGATTAGAAAACTCTGGAGAGGTCATGCGCTGCAAATAATCCTCTGCAGCCTCTTCCACACGAGAAAACTGTGATGGATTTTGCCAAGGACGAGCGCCGACTTCATGCGTCATAGCAGTGCCGGGAATAGGTCTATTGAATGCTACGTCAAGTTCTTCCATTTATTTCGTCTCTTTTGCTTTGAATTTGCTGAGTTATTCTCATTGCTTTGATCAGGGACTCATATCTTGGATCAGCTTTGCCTGTCTCGCGGCCCATCATTTTCTTAGGCGCAAGCAACCCACTAAACTTTTCTTGCGGCTGGTCTTCTGGCGCAAGTTTAAGAGTTGTATAATAAGAGTGTATTTGTTTTACGAAGTCTGTTCTCATTATTAAAACCATCCTGCTCCAATAGCGGCACTACCAAGTGTACCAATTAAACTTCCAATAGCTTTACCTGCACCTGTTGCTGCTTGTCGCTTGGCGACAGCTTCTTGTGCTGCTGCATCAAGTTCTGCAACGGCTAAGTTATTTATTCTCTCCAGTTCGCTCTCTGAAGATTTCCATGCCCATTCCATAGTATCAGCATAATAATTCCAAAGATTGTCGTATGCAGTTTTACTAATGTCTAGAACTGCATTAGCGTTCAACTCATTTGCACGGTTGACTGCGGCAGTGTCAGCAGTGGCAATTGCTCTACGCCATTGAGCATTGTTTTGTGCAATTACAAGCTGGTTCTGGGCGTTAAATTGATCACGTTGATTGTTTATTTCTGCGTTAAATCTTTCAACCGTATTAACTTGTCCTGCGTTAAACTGTGATTGTGCATTTGCTTGTGCAGCATTAAACTGCGACACTTGATTAGCTAGATTAGCAAAGAACTGATCTACTTGATTCTGCGAAGTGGCATTAAATTGACGTGCTGCATTTTCCGCAGACTGATCTGTAAACAAAGATTGTATAAGCTGTTGAGAACTAAACAGTTCTGTCTGTTGCCTATTGCTAAGATTAGCCATGTCTGTCTGCAAAAAAGACTCTGCATTTTGCACTGCAGCTTGTTGACGGTTATTTAAATTAGATGCGTCCATTTGCGCCAGAGCGGCGGCTTCTGCCATAACTACAGCTTGTCTATTTGACAGGTTGTTAAGATTTACAGTGTTAGCTATCTTACTATTTTCTAGCTGAACCTGTTGTTCTGCTGTAAAATTTTGATTGGCAATATCGCTGATCTTGGCGGCGTTTTGCACACGAGCCTGAAACTCTTGCGTAAACTCCATGCCCATAAAGTCTGCACGTTGCTGTGCCGCAAGCATGGCACGTTGTTGCCTGTTGGATAAGTTTTGAGATTCAAACTGTGATATAATTTGTGCATCAGCTTGTGCAATTGGAAGAGCCGCTTCCATAGTAGCTTGTACAATTGCTTGACCAGCAATACTGCTTGCTCCAAGACCCCGTGCAACCATCCGTGCGTTTGCACTACGTAATGCTCCTGCCGCCCATGCCGGTGGGTTCTTTGCATCAAAGTTAGCCGTAAGCTGCGCAAGCTGTCCCTGCACTGTAGCTTGTGTGGTCGGTGTGGCTTCTGCAGCCTGTATTTGTTCCGTAAACTGTGCAGCTTTTTGCGCGTCAGCGGCACCTGTGACAAGTTCACCCTGTTGAATCTGTCTTTGTACAGGGTTGTCTATAAGAATAGCATTACCCTGTGCGGCAGTGACATTGCCTACACTAGATGCCGTTTGCTGGGCCGCTGTGACCTGCGCACGGGGGTCTACAGTACCCTGTGCTGCCTGTGTAGCCTGTACCGCTGCATCGACTGCTGGCGCGGCTGTGGCGGCTTGCATTTGCGCTGCCTGATCTTCTTGCGCAGGTGCAGCTTGTGCTGTTGTAGCCATGCCCGTAGGTACAGCCGTTGTACCAGTTACAGTGCCTACTTGCGGGGCAATATATTGACCGGCTTCAGATGGCGTTGTTGCAGCTACAGTGACACCACCTTGAGGCAGTCCCGGTTGGAACATGCGCTGCACACTGGCTTCTTGTACATTTTTAGCTGCGCCTTGTGTCTGTGCAGCAGGTGGTGTGGTTGTAGTGGGTGGTGTGGTTTGTGGTATACGAGCAGCGGTCAAAAAACTACCGCCGATTGGGCCTTCTGGTGGTTGGGGTTGTGGGTAGTTAGACTTACCTACACCAGTATTTTGACCACGACTTGCCATGTACTCACGGTACGCACCGCCTATTACGGGATTTGCAAAGTTATATGTTTGCCCATCTACTTGTACAGGGTCAAGAACAGCAGGTGCAGCAACTCCTAACAAACCGTCACCGCCGCCCATGACCCTTTGTTTGTAGATATCAGACTGTAAAAAGTCTTGATAGCCGGGTGCATTTTGTGGGCTATACTGACCACCACCCTTTTTAGGCTTGTCAAAACTTCCGGGCAGTCCACCTGTCTGCATCTTCACTACACCGCCCTTTGCCATCTGCATGGCAGCATTGGTGTACCGTTGCATCTGCTGCTGACGCATTGGGTCTTGTTCAATGAAACTTTGGAACTGGCCCATATTACCTGTATAGCCCATAGCTTTGGCGATTTTGTTCATCGCTTCTGGTTTAAATGCTCTGAATACAGCCATACTAATTCATTCCCATAAATACTGTGACCACCATTGCAACCACAAGCAGTGTGCTGCCCATTATCATTGCCTCAAGACGCCACATGCGCTTGTCCAAGCTGTCCAGCTTACCATGCACCAACTCACGGAACATGGCACACTCTTTCTCGTGCGCTTCTAGCTGCAACTGTGTTTTGATTTCTTGTTCCAAGCGAGGCTCCTGCATCAGCTTCATCAGTCGGCGTCAGCGATTGTCAAGTCACCGGCTGCGACCTGTTTCATTATCTCGTCGTAGTGGCGGTTGCCCACTTCAAGGGGAACGTGCATGGTTGTGCCATCAATAACTGCAACAATCATATATTTATTGCCCTCACGATTATTTTCATACTGGGCTGATGTAATATTCATCTCATCCATGTCTACAACTCCGCATCTGCTTCGTAGTGAAACGCAATCCCTGAACAAGCATTGCCGCTGCCAGAGTAGGCGTTAAAACGTGTAAGACCACTATCTGCAATAGTTACATCAGAATTATCGTGCGCCTGTGCGCCAAGCTGAAAACGATGACATTTGCCAGTATTTCTACCAGTTGCTAAGTCATAAAAAGTCACAGTTGGCACGGCTCGTTTGCTAACTTTATATGTTGCTGATGCTTCAGGGCTAAAGCTAGTGGTTGTATCGCCAGCTATGCCACCAGACGCAATAAGGCCATTGTTGCTTGTGTTGGTGGTGCTTGGGTCGCTATCAAACGAAGTTTCATAGTACCTCTGACATCTACGCAACTCATCCGCAAACGACCGATGCTCAAACGGCGTGGCCTGTTCGCCGACCTCAAGCTGGACGCCGGTGATGAGCCATTCGTTGTCTGTGCTATCTGCAAGGTTAACCACACCCACTGCACGGTTAGCATTTGTTACAGTAGTCCAAGATGTAGATAAAGTTCCAGATGAGTACGAACTCCCAGCAGCAAGCCAGAGGACAAGATAAAGCCCAATTCCATTGTCATTATTTAACGCACCTGTTGTATCACCCGCATATGTGAGAGTTTTCTTTTCCCAAGTGTTAGCGGATGAAATGGTATAGGCTTGCGATATTTGTCTAGTGTTATCTGCATCATATAATTCAGCTATATACGTACCAGTTTTATTAGATTTCACATGAAAAGAAACAGTTACACTTTCAGCACTGGATGTACCCTTTTTAAGATGCTGTAAATTTTGAGCCTCAATAGCCTGTTGAAAAACTAACAAGTCTCCAGCAGCGAGGCTAGAGTCTGCGACTGTACAATCTAATTTGTAAGAACTAGAGAAACCAGCAGGAGCATCTGTGCTTTGTGCTGCTGTCCAAGTTCCTGCTGTTGTAAGGCCGATAAAAAATCTATCAGGTGCGCCTGCGTACTTACTACTTGTGATTCCAGTCTCACTCGTCCCCCGCTGCGCCACCTGCATAGCACCGTTGATAACAAGGTTCCTGTTCGACAACGCCGACTGCGAACCAATCAGTGCGGCGAGTTCTGCTGCCTTACTCATGCGAGGTCTCCGTGTGCTACTGCCGTTTTATGGTCAATATCAGAATATGTTCCAGCATCGTTTCGGCTATCAACTCTAACACTATTTACTGTTGGTCCTACGTAGCAGCAATTAACTTGATTTTCTTGATGACTTGTTGTCACTGCATATTCGACTGTTGCAATCGCCGACGTATAATTGACAGTGTGTGTGCCTGTTCCATTGTCAGTAAGACTGGCCGTATTGAATGAATCTCTAACTGCAATAGTTCCAGTACCATTAAACGCACACCACACCTTCGCAGTGCCTTCTGCGACATACGACATACCCACGCTGTTGTTCCCGCTGGCATCCTTCAGGGTGTTTACTCTAAGTTCACTAGCCATTATGCGAGGTCTCCATGTACGCTACAGTTAGCCGTAGCACA